TCTTAATATCCTAACAGACTGTTAAGCCGTGGATATCACATAATAAAGATTATATCCTATAGTTCAATGGGCTTATTTAAGATGTCTTTGACATCTACTTCTTCGCTAACGCTCGAAGTTCTTTTCTAAATTAAATATTTTATATTACATTGATATACTATATGTTTTTAAGTGCTTTATCTAGATCTTTCTGCCATACTTCACCTATTGCAAGGTCAAGTATGAAAGACACTTTATCTGAGTCTTACGCACATACTAATTAAAAGAAATTGTATTAATACACGGAGGCGGTCAGCCGGTACCCCCTATTCTAGCTTCATCTGGCGGATGCAATGATAGCCGTAATTAGCCAACTATCAAAGTCACGTAGGTTGCTTTTTCTCAGAGCCCACATCTTTTAGTTTTTACACTTAGTTATTATTTGCCTGTTGCCGTCCCGTACACAAGTCTATTCTTGTGTGTTCCATGCGTTTCCGCAATCTCCTCATAGGACACAGAGAACACTCTGCATCAATGGCTGTTTATTTTTTTAAGTCTTCTAGTAATACGTCTTTGACAGAGCCTATACCAAGTCGAATATTAATAATGCCGTTGTAATTGTCGTCACGTAACAGCACGTTCTCTTTCATTTGATAGTAGCACTCCATATAATTTGTTGAGCCTTTGGATTTTGACAAATGAATTATTTGTCTTGAGAATTTTTCTTTGCCTAGTTTGCCTATATCTGCCTGTAGTCGGTCGCTGGAACCCCAGTATTCCTTCCAATCAGATTCTGCCAATGATCTTCTTTTATTTTTCTTGCCTTTGAGTGGTGGACGAGTGACTTTACGCCAAAAGAATTTCTTGCCAATATAGTCATGTCCGTTGTCATTGTTGGTAATTCGATAAACGAAACCGTAGTTGTCCCCAATGTCTTCTGTATCAAAGACTTTGTTGTTATATAACCAAGGGTTATTGTATGACAATTACTGTTTCCTTTCATTGAAGTGAGTTGCATATAACATTTAGTGTCGTACACAACAGGGTGAAAATTTCTTACCAAACTATTTATAATTACTATTTAAAAATTGTCTTCTTGCTCTGTATGTTTCAATGTTTCTTCGTTTGTGAGAGTATTAAACCCGCATTCGTTTGCACAGATATCATAAAGGTCTCTTAGATATTGTGTTCTTACCTTGCTAGGTATGTTAAGCTCTTCATTGAGCCAAACACTAGGGAGGCTCCCTCTTTTAATATTATACTCTTCACTTTTTCTTGCTAACTTAGTTCCAGGTAAAATACTAGCAAATGACAAGCTAACAGCGACAACACTATTTCCTGCATACTGCTTTCTTTCTCTAAACCATTGTTTGGTATATTCAAAGTCTTCCAGTGTTTCTGTTGGATATGCTACAATTATTAATAGCACAATAGGTATTTCATATTTTTGAGCCAGATCTAAATTCCAATCAATATCCTCATCTTCAAATGTTTTGCCTAGTCCATGTCTTACATCTGATACAACACTTTCAATACCAATCAATAATGTACCGTTGCTTTTTTTAATTTTATGCCATAAGTCGTCTGTGTGAGCTTTTGCATTACGCAATATAAAGTAACCATTCCAACTTATCTGTTCGCTCTCGTCGAGTCCTTCATTGTAGTCACTCATTAGAGTCATTAACTTACGAAACTCTTTAAGATTACCATTGGTCAAACTACTGCGTAGACTAAATGTTTTTACATTATATTTGTCTAACTGATACAACATCTCTTTCCATATGTTATCAGCAGTCCTGTATTGATACTTTTTCCAATATTCAATAACATCGCAGAACTCACAATTTTTGATACACCCACGACTATCTATTATAGGTATAGTTGGTGTAGTGTAATCATCAAAGTTATAGTCGTCATAATCAGGATATACAGTTTGATTTAGATCCGAAACCTGTGTCCACTGAATAGTGTTTACTCCTGGAAGATCTTTTACACCACGAATAAAATCGACAAAAGTGTCGTCTGCGTCGCCTACAATAAAGTCATCAATTAGTTTTAGTTTTTTTAAATTATGACAAAAGTCTAGGTTATTTTCGCCAACAAAGTTTCGTATGCCCGCGCCTCCTATGACAATTCTTAATTCTGGGTTTTTATGTTTAAGACTAGCACACAACCATCTAGTAAAAAACTGACATGTGTATACTAATAAACTTAAAGAAACAAGTGTTGGATTTTTAGATAATATTTTATTTGAACAATATTCAATTATTTCTTGTATATCTTTTCTAACTTCTGGGTGACGTTGTTCACTATAGAAAAAATCTAACAGTTTATGCTTGTGCTTGTGAACATTTACTTGATTCACAATATCGATATTAAGATCTAATGCTACTGAATTAATATTATGGCTGGCTAATACACTTTTTAAAAGTGCAGGAGCCATTATGGGCTCTTCGGTGTCTACGTGAGGTACAGAAGCAATTACTATCATTATACACTATCTACGTCGGTACCGTACGAAGTAAATCCATTTTCTTTAGTTACAGTCATAATGTTATTTACTCTTCCTGCAAGTTCATCTTTGTGTGAAACAAGCCATATTGACTTGTTTTGCTCACGACTCATTTTCTTAAGTATTGCTAGGGAACTCTCTACGCCACTAGCATCCATACCTGAGTCAATCAACTCATCAATGAATAGTAAGTTAATAGGGTCGTAGAGGCTTTCGTATACATCTCTGAAACTCCATGACAGTGAAAGTATCAGTCTATTGCGTTCGCCTCTACTTAAATTGTCAAAATCTAATTCACGACCGAGTTCTGTAATTTCCACTGACAGATCGTTTAGGAAGGTGACTGTGTGTGGTAGTCCGATCTTGTCAAGGTAAAAACTTAGTCGTGCATTAAGATAACTTAGATTTTGATCAATTATTCGTTTTCTAATAAATGAATCTTTATTAGTTAATAATTTTTGTAAGAATTCTTGATGTTCTCGTAACTTAACCAAATTATTAATATCATCATAGTTAAGTTCTTGTTCAGCAGTTTCTTCCATTTCAGAAATTTGTTCTTGATATGGATCAACTTCTTCTTGTTTTGATTTCAGTTGTGCGTTCAAAGTAGTAATTGAATTTTTATGTTCAAATGCATCTTGCTCATTTGAGTAGAACACTTCAGGAGCAAAGCCTACGTCACCAAGCTCAGTTAATGCGTCTGTGAGCTGTTGTAAGGTCTCTGTGTAGGTGCTAACATCAGTCTGCACTCTAACTAGTGTTTCCTGTTTTTCTGCTAGTTGTGCTTCGTGTTTATCGTCGTGTATTTCTTGCCCACAACTGTGACACTTGTGTTCTTTTAGTAGCTGTATGTCTTGCTCTAGTTTACTAACATTGCCTTGTTCACGTTTAAGGTCACGTTCGGATCTTTTGATAGCATCTGATATATCATCATGATCTTTTTTGCTTTGATTAAACTTGGCAAGTTCTTTGTGACTAGCAAGTTCAGAATCAATATTAATCTTTTCTAAGTTTTCTATAGCAGTAACAAAACTATTGATGTCTTCTTGCTTCTTCTTGTCCCACAGAGTTTGTCTGCGTTTAGTTGACTCAACTTGCTGTATCATTTGCTCGTTAGCGTCTTTCTGTGCTTCGATTCTTATCTCTTCTTCTTTAATTTTATCTTTGGTTTCTTTTAATCGATCCTTGAGATTAGTAGCCTTTTCACTTAGCATTGTAATACCAAGTAACTGCTCAATAATATCTTTTTGATCGTTTGCTCTAAGATTTAAGAATGGTTCTGTGTATGTGTTTAATGCAACTAAATGCTTAAACATTTCGTGACTCATACCTAGCATATGCTCAATAGCTTTTTGTGTTTCTCGACTATCGCCCTGTGCCATGTCTGTAATTTCTTGTTCTTCGTCACCTACATAGAACTTCATGACGTTTTTCTTCCGTCCGCGTTCTATTTTATATGTCTGTCCGTCGTGTTCAAACTCTAGGCTACATAACATACCTTTTGAGTTAGTTTTATTAATTAGGTTATCACGTTTGATGTTTGTCAGTGCTTGACCGTACAAGGCATAAGAAAGGGCGTTAATGATAGTGGTTTTACCTGTACCATTTCTAGCACCACTATCATCGCCTCCGAGATCAATATTAACACCTAACACTAACGTTAGGTCTCTTCGGTCAAAGTTCACTGCTTGTGTAGCATTACCCACACTCATAAAATTCTTAACTGTTAAGGTTTTAAGTTTGAACATAATTGTGTATTAGATATATTTTCATTATAAATCTCTATAGATCTCTAACAATAAATTAGGATCATAGTGATCTGATTCAATACTAGTTAATTGATTAGTTACGATAGTGTCAACAGATTCAAACTTTAACTCACCTGGTTCTGCTATGGAGTCCATCATATCTTTTTTAACAGGAATCAATGTTAGTTCACGTAGCTTGTATTTGCCAACAAATTCTTCACGAATAAAACTTGCTTCTTCGTATGAGATATCAATGTTTAAGTTAACACGAATGTGCATTTTGTCTTTGAGTAGCTCTTCTGGCTTTGCTAGTATCTCATCTAAATTATAGACTCTGTATCTAGGTTGATCTGGCCAAGAATAAAACTTAGGATCTTCACCCCAAGTAATAACAGTCATGCCTCGGTTGTCATCACCGGCATCAGCATAGTTGTGAGGGAAACAATTACCAGTATAGATAATATTATTATGACTTTGTCTTTTGTGAAAGTGTCCAGTATAAACATGTTCTAGCCCACGGAAGTCTTCACGTTGTATCTCGCCTGTATCTGGCATCTGTACCATAGCATTCATAAAGAAGTGAGGTAATTCTAAATGCCCAAACGCATAACGTCCTTCCATTTTTTTAACTTTTTTAGCTTCGTCGCCAACCAGCCAGGGTATAAATTGTACATCACCCTCATTATGAAAGTCATTCATGATGTGTACATTTTTAATATGCTTGGCCCAACTTGCTGACTGTATGTCACGCTTGTCTCTGTAGTATAAGTCGTGATTACCTGGAATAAAAAACACACGATCAAAAGCATCACCTAATAATTCTAATGCTTGTAGACTATAGTTAAGTGTAACAATATTAATGGCCGCACGATTATTGTGCCAGTCACCCATCATGATACAAGTCTCACAATTTTCTTGTTTGGCTTTTTCGATAAACCATTTTACAAAGTTCAAACAGTCTTCGTTGTGTGTTGTTGAATTGGATTTTAATCCAAAGTGTATATCTGTAAGGACAGCCGCCTTTTTAAATAAATTACTCATACCTTCCTTTTATGAATAAAATGTTGCAATTACTGACTAGTATACGGCACTAGTCAGCTTTTGTCTACTTTTTTGGCTTGATAGTTGTTACTGTTGCAGTACCGTTTGGATCTGCTTTGTCTGGACCACTGTTCTGTCTAGTCCAACTTGGATTCAATCCATTCATTTCTAAAATGTCATCTCTGATACTTTGGTTTTTCTTTTCAATGTTAAGTACACGAGTAAATGAATTAGTAATGGCCGCAGTGTAATAAGCAAACGGATTATCTGATTTGGACTCATCAAACTGTAGACCAATTTGTGATAATTGAAGTAGCGCCTGTCCACGCATTTCTTCATTGTATGTATATCCACGCCAGTTTGATCTGGTAGCATAACGCTCACATAGTTTAATAAACATGTTAGCTAGCTTCATTGTCATTGCTCCGTGATCTTTTGAAAATTCACCTTTTGCTAATGTACCTTTCCAGTGACTTTGTCCTACTTTATACGGAGTTTCGTTTTCGTCAACTTTAAAATGCTGGAATGGAGGAAAGTTAACTTTGGCATGTACTTGATCATCAATGCCATAATCTTCTTGCTCTCTCGCCTCGTCAATGTCATCGAACATTTCTTCTATCTTAGCACGTTTTTTTAATTGTGCTTTGGTAGGCTTTTTGTTTACCATTGGGATATGTTCCCAGGTCATAACACGAAATACTAACTCTTGATCTGAGACATCTTTAGGATCTAATATAATACCGTCAATCTTTTTAGCACGGGCAATTTTGTTAGCACGAGCTTCTTTAATGCGTGTTTTATTAATCTTTTTAATGTCATCTATAATGATATCAAAGTCTGAGTCTGTTTCTTTGTCTTGGTACTTGCAATACGTTTTCTTTGATTTATGTATTTCTGCAAGAATGTCTCTGTTGTTAAGGTAGTTTACTCTACGTCCACCTCTCATAATTTTTTGTTCTGCCACTTGCGATATCTCCTTGTTTGATACAATTAATTATACAGCCAAACAAGCCCCTGTCAACCTTTTTTGGTTTATCTATTATATTGGGGGTTAATTATTCAAATAAATAGTATGTATAAAGAGGACAAATAATGGCAGACCCAATTAACAGTAAAGCGGCACGTACAGAAGCAGATGTTGAACGCCAAATAGCGGAGCAACTGCCCACTAAAGCTCAAGAAGCATTTGATAGAGGACCAGTAACTCTGGAAGACGGTACTGAGACGTTTCTACTAGATCCAATTGTAATCAACGTAGAGACTGATCCAAACGCTCAAGAGTTCGGATTTGGATCCTCCGCTGTCGGTGGAGAAGCATTTGGAACAAACCTTGAAGGTTTTTCGCTTGCAGGCGAAGCTAACTTTGAAGGAGTAAGCACAGTAGGCGGAGATACTACAATTAGCCCAGACTTTACTCCGGTAACTTTTGATAGCATTGGTGGTGCAAATGCAATATCACCTGCTGATGATATAGGAGTTAACTTTGGCCAAGCCAGGGGTAATCAAGTTCCAGGTGAACGTGCTATTACTGATCCTGCACCACAGCCAGACTTTACTGGAGTTGGTAATGAAGTAGGCGGAGAGGGTGCAATCACAGGATTAACTGGGACCATTGGTCCAGACTTTAGTAACCCGACGGGCACTGGTCCTGAAGATCCAGGCGGCAATGGCAATTCTCCAACAGAAATGCAAGCCAACGTTGGTGGCAATATCAGACAAACAGTAACAAGACCTAATTCGCCAGATTGGCGTTTTAGAATTGGATTGTTACCGGGAAGTGAAGTATTATATAAAGACGGCGATTCTAGTAGTTTGCTTAGTCCTCTATTGAAAACAGACGGTGTTATATTTCCATATACTCCAAATGTGTTAGTTAACTATCGTGCTAACTATGACAAGGTATCACCAACACATTCAAATTTTCCAACATACTTCTATCAGAGTTCAGAAGTAAGTGATGTACAGATTAATGCTACTTTTACTGCACAGAGTGTAGAAGAAGCCGACTATATGATGGCCATGATTCATTTTTTCCGATCGTCAACTAAAATGTTTTACGGACAAGATGCAAATAAAGGACAACCTCCACCATTGGTCAGTGTAACAGGTTTTGGGCAACATCAGTTCAACTTTCACAAAGCAGTAGTAAGTCAGTTCAACTACTCACTACCAGACGAGGTTGACTATATTAGAACATCGGCCGGCGGCAATGGCTCATTGCAAGCACAGGCCACAAGAGCTCAACTTAGTGGTGGATCAGGTGATTTTGGTATGTTTGGAATTGCTACACGTATTGGTAGATTATTAGGTATTGGAGCAGAAGCAGGTGCAGAAGGACCTGGCGGTGGATTTGCGGCCGCAAACGAAGGCACTGATCTATCCAGAGCAGACGCAAGTTATGTTCCAACTAAAATAGAAGTTAGTTTAATTTTATTACCGGTAGTTACACGAGCAGAACAGAGTAATAGATATAGCACAAAAGATTATGCTAACGGTAAAGGATTATCACAGAGAGGACATTGGTAATGGCAACTAAGTATGCACAAACATCACCTTACTTTGAAACAAGTAAAAACGCAGGCTATCTTGACATAATGAAAGATAGACCTATACCTAAACAAGTAGATGATCAGATTATTGAAATTAATCAAACTTATCAGTATCGTCCAGACTTGCTAGCCAATGACTTATACGGTGACTCCGGCTTATGGTGGGTATTTGCTCAACGTAATCCAAACTCAATTAAAGATCCTATCTGGGATTTTAAAGTTGGTGTAAAAATATTTCTTCCAAAGCAATCTACACTTAAACAAGTATTAGGTCTCTAACATGACGGTAGAAACAGTACTGACGAGACAATCAGATGCAATCGCAACTATGGATCGAGCTAAGACAACAGCATTGGTCAAGTTGCAAGATCCCACAACTTCTAAACAATCACTGTACAACGCAAAAAACGATCTTCGCATTGCCAGTAAAGAAGGGTCAAATGTTAGAGTAGAATCAGAAAAGTTTAGAAGAGACGAGCCTAGCCAATTTGACGGAATGATAATAAAAAATAATGAGTTGATAGCAGACGGCAGAAGAGAAAGTTTCCAGGTAATGAATCTCATTGACGATGAAATTGGGGAACAGTTTGACCCATCAACCGCTCAGAGAATAGGAGATCAGAACCCTTTTACACCGGACCTTGAAGAAATACAAAGGAGTACATCGTCGGGTGAAATTGTTGACAATGAAGCATTAGCTCGTGCTAACGGTGCAGGAATACAAACTCCTTATCCTGATCATTTAGATTCTACAACATTAGGTGAAACGGTCACTGAATCAAATGCTGATGCAGTGCCTACTTCATTCCCAGGTGTGACAACTACACTAGCACCAGATCAATTAGGATCAACTAATACAGTAGCACAAGATGATGTAAGTGACACTCAAACCAATGCCTTTACTGCGTCAGCCAATGGCGGTGTGCAGACTGCTAAAGCATTTTATAGTACGTTTGAGTCAGCAGAGAATCCAATAAACCAATATGCTCAAATGACATATAACATTGGGCTGTACTTACAAACTCCTGAACAATACAGAGAACTGATAACAAATCAAAATAAAGTAACACAAGGCCTTCTGAAGATTTTACAAAGTGGAGGCAATAATGCCGCAGAGGATGCTATATTCCCTGATCTATTCATTGATGACCTTGAAATAAATGGATTATTTGCAGAAGGTAACAGTAGTCCCCATAATGCTACAACAATAAACTTTAAAATTATTGAACCAATGGGATATACATTTTTTCAAAAATTGAGAAAACTATGTGTTGCAAATGGCATGCCAGAACTTGCAAAACAACATTATCTTATGGTGATTAAATACACGGGCTATGACGAAAATGGTAATCAACTAACAGCAGACGAAGATGACAGATTGAGTAAATTTGTACCTTTTGTATTTTCAACTATAACGACTAGAGTAGTAACAGGCGCAGTGACTTATGACTGTCAAGCAATAGCAATTAATCATGAAGTTGGTCTAAGTTCTAAAAGAGCAACTATCCCGTTTAATGTTGAACTACTAGGACAAACATTGGGAGATATGTTTAATGCAACTGCGGATGTTACTAGTAGGCCAGATGAGGCAACTAGTCAAACCACAGCAACATCACCATTTGGTACAACACAGACAACAGTTACTCCATCACTATTAAAATCCATGGGTGGGAGTTCAATACAGAGTAAAGGTATTGTTAATTCAATGAATAAACTACAGCAGAAGTTAGCTAGAGAGGCTGGCTATGAGCATGCAGATCATTACAAAGTTACGTTCACTGGAGGTATAGGTTCACAAAAAGTTGTTTCAAGCGACGCATTACAAAGTGTCAAAGACTCAAAACCAATGAGTCCTAGCGTAACAGCGTCAGCACAATCGTTGCTTAACAGCAACTTGTCCTACGACAAAACAAGACAGATATACAGTATATCGGCAGGAACTATGATGCAACAAGTTTTAGACATCATGGTGCGATCAAGCGAATATATTACAAAACAGCAGACACACATTATTGATCCTAAAACAAATAAAGTAAAACCAAATCCTGCACAGAATAAGTTTCTACAATGGTATCACATTGGTGTCAAAGCTCTGCCTATTGCTTGGGATAGCAAGCGTGGAGACTATGCTTATGAAATTGAATATATTGTAAGTCCTAAACAAGTAATTGACACATATTCACCATACTTTCCTAAAGCAAAAATTAGAGGAGTACATAAGAGTTATAACTATTGGTTTACTGGTGAGAATACAGAAGTACTAGGATATGAGCAAGAAATAAATTCAACATACTTTGTTGCTATGGATGGTAACATACCACAACAAGAGCAAAACATCACAGAAGATAGTCAACGTATTACAACTAAAGGGTACGTTAATATGGCCGACACAGGTAGTAAAGGACAACCAGGAAACAACGCAAGTCCTGCAGAACAGGCCGCTAATGTATTGTACTCTACGGTAGACTTTGCTACATTTACTATGGATATTGTTGGAGACCCAGACTATGTACAACAGAATGACATACTGTACACTAGTGGTGACAACTTTGAACCATTTATGCCAGACGGGTCAATTAACTACGACAGCCAAGAAGTATTAATTGAAGTTAACTTTAAATCTATGGAAGACTATAACGAAGATGGCACTGCTCAATTAATAGAACCAACATTTACAGATGGCACTAAAGAAACTAAAGGCTTAATTTATAAACTTACAGAAATTATTAGTATGTTTAAAGGCGGAAAGATGACACAGACCATCAAAGGCATACTAAGAGAGTTTGACCAGGACAGCAATCAAGAACAGGTAGATGATGGTAGAGAAAATCAACAAACACCTAATCCTAATGCAGTACCTGGGAAGTCCGCAGTAACTGAGTTTGACGGAAGGTTAATAGGACCTAATCTAGGACAAGTTATTGGCCTGGCACAAAATGGTCAAGGACAGTTTGATACAGCAGGACCTATAGGACCTAATCTAGGACAAGTAAATGGTAACTCGGCTCCAAGAAGGAACACAATAACAGGCGATACTACAGGAACAGACTTAGGCCAAGGTAGAGGACAACCTAGACCAATTATAACAAGAGACAGTGATGGACAATTCCGAGATGAAAACGGCAAAGCAGTACTGATAGACGAAGAGGGTAATGTCATTGGCGAATAATATTAATACTAACCCAAGCGGAGCATAATTAACAGTATGGCAGAGAATCATATAAGAGGTAGAGGAAAAACAAAAAGTTACGGGTTTGGCCAAGGTAATCAACTACCTGGTGAAGCAGGACCTTTTGTTGGTATTGTTAAAAACAATATCGATCCTACACGTGCGGCAAGGTTACAAGTATACATTGAACAGTTTGGGGGTCCAGATGAACTAGATCAAACAAACTGGCGAACTGTAAATTATCTTCCACCGTTCTTTGGGTCAACAGAACACTCAGGAGCATCTGTGGGTTCGGGTAATTTTGTTGGCAATAAACACAGTTACGGAATGTGGTTTACACCACCCGACATTGGCACTAAAGTATTATGCTTCTTTGTATCAGGTGATCCAGGAAACGGTTACTACGTAGGTTGTATTCCGGAAGACAGTCTCAATCACATGGTACCTGCTATTGGTTCAGCAAAAGAATATGAAGTAGGAGAAGGAGCAAAATCTCTTCTCACAGGTGCTACCCAAGTTCCTGTTACAGAAATTAATAATGAAGATCCGGCAATTAACGAAAACCCGCTGTTCTTTAAACAGCCTAAGCCAGTACACGATGTATTAGCTGGGTCACTATTTAACCAAGGATTATTAAAAGACAACGTAAGAGGACCAATAACATCAACAGCACAACGTGAATCACCTAGTAATGTATTTGGAGTGTCAACACCAGGCAAGCCAATATACTCAGGTGTCAACGGAGCTGATCAGAGTAGTATCAGATCTAAACTTCAAAGCGGTGAGTTAAAACCAGAACAAGTAAAAGTTGTTGGCCGTAACGGTGGACATTCTATTGTATTAGATGACGGAGACCTCGAAGGTAACGATCAACTAGTAAGAATTAGAACAGCCAAAGGTCATCAGATTATAATGAGTGATGACGGAAACTGTTTTCATATTATTCATGCTAACGGACAGTCGTGGTTAGAGTTTGGCCAAGAAGGTACTGTAGATGTATTTGCTACAAATTCTGTAAACGTAAGGACACAGGGTACTATTAACCTGCATGCTGACAAGGATATTAATATGTATGCTGGTGGACACATTACTAGCTACTCGCAACTGTCAACAAGAATGGAGGCTCAAACAGAATTCTCGGCAACTGGTATTGCTGAAGCAAAATTATACAGTAAACAATTTGCTGGAGTACGCAGTGATAACACAGCGGCCATTGAAGGCGGAAAACTATCAAGCATGAACGGTGGTGACAGAATGGACATCAAAGCAGGCATTATTAATCTTAACAACGGTGGGGGTGTTCCTGTTTCTCCTAATGTATTACTTAAGAAAAACAAAGTCAGCGACACAGTGTTAAGTCAAAACGGTTGGGAAGTAGAGTACAGTACATTAGAAACTATTGCTACTAGAGTACCAAGTCACGAGCCGTGGCCCTACCATAACCTAGGTGTTGAAAATTCAGTACAGTTAGGCAAGAAAGAAACAGCAGTGCTTGGATCGGCTGTAGCTACTAAAGTAGCAAACGTTGACAGCAAGTTGCCAACGAATGAAATCAATGCTAGTGACTTTGCTAAACAACAGTCAGCTACTAAAGCAATTGGCAGTCTCGACGAAGATCAACTGACTGGCTTGATAGCTCAACGTGCAAATGATGTTGGACAAGAATTTACAGATATATCTGCAGACAAAGGTGTAGGAGCATATGGGATATCACCAGACCAGCTTGAAACAGCAGGATTTTTAAAACCTGGAACAGTTTCTAGATATATTAAAGATCCTGCGTCATCAGTAACTGATGGATTTGGCACAGTTACAACACAGTTAGAATCAGTTCTTAAAAATCCAAATGTGTGGACTGGTAAAGGCGGAACAAATAATTTACTTGGATTCTTAAACAACAAGATAGTACAAACGCTAGCACAACAAGATGTTTTGTCAACTAGTCTAAGTACACTAAAAGCCAAAGGTATAGTAACAGGAAACGAAAGTCCAGTAGACCTAGGCGGTATCTTACAAGCAAGTTCAGCTTATGGTGCTGATGCAGTAGCAACTTGGGCCAATAGCCAAGGCGGAAACAGTTTAATTAATGCCGGTATTGAACAAACAGCACGTAACGGCAAGTATGCAATTAACTTTATAGATACTAAAATATCAAATCTTAGCAAGAGTTTTAGTAACCCTGGTGCGTTTGCAGGTACTACAGACAGAGAAACATTAGATAACAATGTTAGTAAGATTATTGCTGACCAACGTGCAATACCACCCAAGTATACTAGATAAATAATACACAATGGCACAATTCTATGGATACAGTTCAATTGGCAGAAACAAAAAGTTTCGCTTAGAGAACCTTGAATTAATTAAAAGAGATCTACTTAATAATCTCTTAATAAGACAAGGAACACTGCCGGGCCGACCTAATGTTGGCACTGACTTATGGAATTATTTGTTTGAAAGTATAGACGATGCAACTTTATCACAACTTGATAACGAAATGCGTAAGTCAATACAACGTGATCCAAGAGTTAAAGTTGAAGAAATACTTTTCTTTACACAAGACAATGGATTATTGTGCGAAATTTCAGTTAAGACGGTGATGTCTAGTGCTACTGAAATGTTTAGATTGTTCCTCAATACAGACGACCTCACAGCTACCTACGTATAATATACCCACTTAACTAAAGTGATAAATACTTATAATAAAGGAATTATAGGTATTCTATGGCTAAGACTACAAGACAGACCGCTATATTCGGAGCGGAAGATTGGAAAAAGTTATACCGAACTTACAAAGAAGCAGACTTCCAAAGTTATGACTTTGAGACTTTACGTAAGTCAATGGTTGACTATCTGAGATTATATTATCCAGAAACATTTAACGACTATACAGAGTCAAGTGAATTTGTTGCACTACTAGACCTCATGGCGTTCATGGGACAAGGTCTTGCATTCCGCAACGACTTAAACACCAGGGAAAACTTTTTAGACACAGCAGAGCGTAGAGACTCAGTAACTAAATTAGCCAAGTTAGTGGGTTACACTCCTAAGAGAAACTTAAATGGTAACGGTTTCCTAAAAGTAACAGCAGTGTCAACCACAGAGTCAGTGTTAGACTATAATAACTTTAATTTATCAGGCATAACAATTAACTGGAACGACGTTACTAACCCAGATTGGTTAGAACAGTTTAATGCCATAATGAATGCGTCAATGATTGACAGTCAGCGATTTGGTCGTCCAGGTAATACAACTAAAGTACTTGGAGTACAAACAGACGAATATCAAATTAACTTACCAACAAACGTGATGCCTATAGCAGGCTTTTCAAGTGATGTTGACGGTGTGTCGATGGACTTTGAAATTGTTTCAGGCACAGCAGTAGATAAGACTTATGTGTACGAACAAAGTCCACAACCTGATGGTGCATTTAATGTACTATATAAAAATGATAAACTAGGTTACGGTTCAGAAAATACTGGTTACTTCTTTATGTTCAAACAAGGAACATTGAGCAATCAGGACTTTACACTTGTTGATCGTATTTCAAATAGAGTTGTTGACTTAAACGTTGAAGGAGTTAACCAAGATGACGTATGGTTATTTAATGTAGCTCAAACAGGCAACGTGCTAACTGAATGGAGAGAAGTTGACAACATTTTTGCAGTTGATTCAAAAGCGTCCATTGGCGAGCGTGAAGTTTATCAAGTCAATACAAAAACAAACGATCAAATACAACTACAATTTGGTGATGGTACATTTAGTAAAATACCGTTAGGTGAATATAGAAGTTATATTAGATCATCAAATGGTCTAGAATATGTTATTAATCCAGAAGAGATACAAAACATACAAGTACCACTTAGCTATGTGAGTCGTAATGGTAGAACAGAAACACTTACGCTAACAGTGTCATTGCAGACAGCAGTTTCAAATTCAAAAGCTAGAGAAAATATTAGTGAAATAAAAGAAAGAGCACCTGCGGCATTTTATACACAGAACAGAATGGTCAACGGTGAAGACTATAACAACTTTCCGTTTACTAGATTTACAAGTATCTTAAAGTCAAAAGCATTGGCTAGAACTGGCGTTGGAATTAACAGACAGTTAGACTTATTAGATCCAACAGGCAAATATTCGTCAACAACAGCATTTGCTAGTGATGGCTCGTTTTATAGATCATTTACAGATCCTACTAAAACATTTAGTTTTGTAGATACAAATGATATTGCTGATGTAATTCAAAATACAGTAGAGCCAATTCTCAAGTCTAGAGAATTAACACACTTTTACTATGACAAGTACCAACGTGTTAGTCTGTCAGGTATTACTTGGAATCAATCAACAGCTATTGTTAATCAAACAACTGGATACTTTACAGATGATGTAAGTGGCGGAACAGTATCAGTAGCACTTACATCAAGCAAAACAAAATACATCCAGGAAGGTGCGTTAATTAAATTTGAACCACCAGCGAATCAATACTTTGATGCTAACAATAGATTACAGTCAGGTGTACCAACTAAAGCCAATGAAAAATTAGCACTATGGGCAACTGTAACTAACTTAGTGTTAGATGGTACTAACTTTGGGCAGGGTAATTTAGCTAATGGCACAGGTCCAATTACATTTAACGAATATCTACCTACTGGATGTGTTCCTACAGAAGTTATTCCTAAATTTGTAACTGACTTGACAGTGCCATTTGAAAATAAATTAATTGATCAAATTGAAGTTTACCGAGACTTTGGTATTGGGTTTGATGAAGAAACTAGTGAATGGTATATTATTGCAACAGACAATCTAAGCGAAAGTGCTGATTATGATCGAAGTTTTGCTAAAAATACAGATGGTTTGAATAGAGATGCAAGTTGGTTAATACAGTTTACAACAGATGGTGAAATATACACTATTAAATTCCGTAATCTAGTTTATTACTTTGCTTCAGTGCAAGAGAATAGATTTATATTTGATTCAAGTGCAAAAGTATATGATCCTAAGACAGGTAAAACAGTTACTGACAACGTTAGTGTTTTAAAAGCAAACACTAAACCAGATGCTAACGAAAACTTAACAACTGATGTTAGCCTAGATATTGTTGGACAAGAAGTTGAAACAGATGGATTTGTTGATAACTTTAAAGTACTAGTAAGTTTCTCTGACAAAGACCAGGATGGCATAGCAGATAATCCAGACATCTTTAAGGATCTTGTTAATCCAACTACAAGTCCAAACACAAAATACGTTTTCTTTCAACGCCAAACAGACTTTGACAACTTAGAAAGATGGGTTCCGTTAGCAAGTAATGTTATTAATATGATGTATGCTGATCTAGACGCTGTTCAACTTAAGAAAAAAGAATATTTGCAAGGTCAAATATTTTATGCTTATACAGATAAAAAATTCTATAAGTTATCAATTACAGGCAGTGAGTTTACAATAGCTGAAACAACAGACTATCGTGTGTCAGTAGGCAGACAAGACTTATACTTCCAGTATAAACATAACTCACCAAATACACGCAGAATTGATCCTGCATTAACAAACATTATTGATTTGTATCTTGTGACTAACACATATTATACAAACTACACAAACTGGATTAAAGATTCAACAGGCAAAGTCACTAAAGCATTAGAGCCAACAATTGATGAACTAACATTGGCATACAACAGCTTAGAAGATTACAAGATGGCTAGTGATGGATTAATTCTTAATTCTGTAACATTCAAACCGTTGTTTGGAGATAAAGCAAGTTTAGAGTTACAGGGAAAAATTAAAGTTATTAAGCAGAGTGGGATTGTAGTGTCAACAGGTGAAATTAAATCACGTGTTGTTCAATCACTAAATGAATACTTTACTATTGATAAATGGGACTTTGGTGACACGTTCTATTTCTCAGAACTGTCAGCGTACTTACATGAAGAACTAGGAGATATTGTTTCTAGTGTAGTGATTGTACCAACAGACCCAACAAAAACATTTGGTGACTTATACGAGATTCGTTGTGCACCAAACGAAATATTTGTTAACGCGGCATTGGTCAGTGACATTGAAGTCATTGACGCACTAACAGCCGGTGCACTTAAAAAGAACTAGGATAAACAATGGCAAGATTTACTAGAACATTAGATCTACTACCTGAGATATTTCAAACTGACGTTAACAAAAAGTTTCTGAATGCCTCACTTGATCAAATTGTACAGCGTCCGCAACTGAAACGTGTTGAAGGCTTTATTGGTCGTAAAACCGGACTAGGTGTTAAAGGACTTGATAGTTATGTATTAGAACAAGATCAAGAACGTGCGGCCTATCAGTTAGAACCTGCAATTACATATAAGAAAAAAGATTCACAAGAGACTAAAGACTTTTTAACATACCCGGGTATAGTAGATGCATTACAAGTATCTGGTGCAAATGTTCAAAGACCAGATAGGTTATTTGACTCTGAATACTATTCATGGGATCCTTTTGTAGATTTTGACAAGTTAGTTAACTTTAGCCAGTACTACTGGTTACCTGGTGGTCCAGATTCAGTTGACATAGGTGCAACTGAAATTTCAACCAGTGACGAGTATGATGTTACAAGAAATGAATTTAATTATAGCCTAGACGGTGTTGAAGGAAATAATCCAACTATCACAGTTGTTAGAGGCGGTAACTATAAATTTAATGTTCAACAAACAGGATTTCCTTTCTGGATACAAAGTAACCCAGGAGCAAATGGACTAGTTCCTGGTCAACCTAATCAATCAAGTAGAGAAATATTAGGCGTTACTAACAACGGCGACGACAACGGCGTTGTACAATTCAATGTTCCGCAAAGTACAGATCAAAACTTCTTCCTGAACATGGATACTGCGGCCAAGGTTGATTTAGTTACAGAGTTAGACTTTGATGAAGTTAACAATCAACAAGTAAGACCATTCTTAGATTTGTATGACGGTATTGATCAAGTAACAGATCTACGTAACAGAACAATTATCTTTACTAATAGAAACCCTGGTGATGGCGAAGATTCAGGTTGGAAGAGAGATGACAGATTTGATACATCACCATATGACGATAATGATACACCGTTTGCTGAGTCAGAAGACATTACTACTAAAACAGATCGTTATTCAGTATACAGAATTGAATATGTATACGAAGAAGATGAATCATTGCCAGACTTTGATGCTAGTGGTGCTAATCCAATTATGGTACTCAACAAAGTTAAAGAAGTTCCAAACTTACAAAAAGTACATATACAGTATGGCACAACATATAACAATAAGTATTTTTGGAAAACTAAAGAAGGCTTCTTTGAAGAACAACCACATCTTACAGCAATAAAAGATACGTTATACTATCAAGATCAAAATGATGAAAATAGATTTGGCATCATTCGTGTAGTAGATGCTGTTAACCAATTGACTCTAAATGTTGGAGACGATATTGTAGGAGTTAAAACTTATACTTCTCCAACAGGTATTAAATTTAGTAACGGAATGAAAGTACAGTTTCGTGGTAAAACACTGCCTGAGACTTATCAGGATAAAGAATACTATGTTGAAGGTGTGGGTACTGCAATTAAATTGTTAGCAGTTGCAGACTTTAAAACACCCGAGGCTTATACTGTTAGCGAAACACAACCGTTTGACGCTAAAGGGTTTGATGAAACACCATTTGACTCAAGTCTAAATGCCCCAACAGAAAAAGATTATTTTACAATTAACAGAGCGTCACCTGATCAGAATCCGTGGACACGAAGTAACAGATGGTTCCATATTTCTGTTATCAAAGCATCAGCAGATTACAATAAGACTATTGCTAACTTAGATCAAACAGCTCGTGCTAAACGCCCTATTTTAGAATTTAACGACGGTCTGAGGTTATTTAACTTTGGCACTGAAGGTAAACAAGCAATTGATATTATTGATCTAAGACAGAACGATGCACTTTCAAATGTAGCAGGACAGATTGGATATAGTATTGATAACTTTGGATTATACGATGGTGCAAGAGTTATTTTTGCCGCTGACGAAGATCCCGAAGTACGTAATAAAATTTATACAGTAAATTTAGTTGACCCGGTAGGTATAACTGTAGATCCTGAACAAACAAGCGAAAAAATTATTCAACTAACAAAAGCAGATGACGGAGATGTTGTCTTGGACCAAGTAGTGTACTTAATGAGTGGTGCAACTATACAAGGGCAGGCATACAGATATACAGGAACTGAATGGGTACAAACACAACAAAAAACAAAAGTTAATCAACATCCTGTATTTGACATATTTGATCAAGCAGGTAATTCAATTAGCGATAATACATATTATCCATCAACTAACTTTGCTGGTACTAAACTATTTTCTTTCAAAGAAGGAACAGGACCAATTGATAGTGAACTTGGTGTTAGACTGAGTTACTTGAACATCAACAATGTTGGAGACATTGTATTTGAAAATAACTTGTATAAAGACACTTATGTTTATACAGTTAATAATGTTTCAACAACTACAGACATTGCTACTGGCTTTGCTAGAAAGTACAGTGACCGAACAACTTTTAATTTAAAAACAGGTTGGGAAAAAGCTGTTGACACAACAAGACAAAGTCAAGTGTTTACATTTAGTGACCAATCTGAGTGTATCTGTGATATAAGACATAACGACGGTGATAACACTGTTGTTGTATATGTTGACAACAAATATGTATTGCCAAGTAATTACACAGTTACAAGAACAGCAACCACAACAACAGTAACATTAGCTAAAGCAGAAGCAGTTGTACACATTCACGTAGTTAGTGATCAAGCAAGTGACATTGCTTATTATGAAATGCCAAGTAACTTGAGTGATAATTCAGTCAATGACGAGTTTGAAGAAGTTACACTAGGTACAACTAGAAATCATTTTGTTACACTAGCACAGAGCCACCCGGACTTATCCGGTGAGCTACTAGGTGAAAACAATCTACGTGATCTAGGTAATGTTGTTGGTTATGGTAAACAGATTGTTGAACAAAGTAGTCCATTACAATTTACAGCAACATTTGCAAAAGATTCAAACATTAACTTCTTTGATTCACTGGAATATGCGTCAAATGAATACGAAAAAATTAAGAACAGATTAGTTGATGCATTAACAAAGAATGACTACCAGGGCCCAGCCGCAGAGAGATTAGATCTTGCATTTGCAGATCTAAACAGAGGTAGAAACCCAGACATGCCGTTTTACTGGGCAGACACAATACCGTGCGGTGAAGTATTTGAAGAAACTAAAATAACAATAACAGCGATTGATGACAATACCTTTGACACACTGTCTACATATGATTACACAAAAGCAAACTACAAAGCTGTATTAGTTTACTTAAATGATGTACAGTTAATAAAAGATATAGATTACACAGTAGCAACAGATGGTCCTAGGCTAATTATTGACGAAATTAAACAACCATTGGTTGTTGGTGATGTTGTTAAAATTAGAGAGTATGACTCTACAGTAGGAAGTTTTGTTCCGCCAACACCAACTAAGCTAGGATTATTTGATAAATTTATTCCTAAGATATTTACAGATAATTCATATTCTACATCACAGACAATACTACAAGGTCATGATGGATCCAGAATGATTACGTTTGGTGATAACCGTGACGATGTATTGTTAGAGTTTGAACGTAGAATGTACAACAATATTAAACTACCATCGTCTAATGTAATACCGCTAAGATGGTATGATGTTATTCCGGGTAAATTTAGAAAAACAGATTATGCAGAGTCCGAAGTAGTTGAGCTACTTGGCGAAAGCTTCTTGTCATGGGTAAGTTGGAACAAGCTAGATTACAAACTGCAAGAATACGATAAAGATAATAAGAAAACATGGAACTATAGTTCAGCAACAGATAGAATTGATGAGGAACTTCTAAGAGGTAACTGGAGAGGTAATCTACTTAAATTCTATGACACAGATATACCGCACTTACATCCGTGGGAAATGTTTGGATTTTCAGAAGAACCAAGTTGGTGGCAACGTCAATATGGTCCAGCACCATATACAGGTGATAACTTAGTGTTATGGGACGATTTAGCCAATGGTGTAGTTAATGATCCAGCAGGAAAGTATACGTTAACAAACTTTAAGCGTACTGGACTACAAACTGTTATTCCTACAGGCGACGAAGGACAACTTGAAGCAACATTTGATGTACTGGTCGACAACTATGACCCAATGAGTACACAAAAGGCTTGGCAAGTAGGAGACGGTGGCCCTGTTGAGACAGCTTGGAGAAGATCAAGTGCTTGGCCATTTGCTGTTATGAAACTTCTAGCAAAAACTAAGCCAGCACAGTTCTTTAGTTTAATGGCTGACAGAGATAGATACAAGTATTCATCAGCACTAGGACAGTATGTATTTGATTCAAGATATAGATTAACATCAAACAATCTTGACATATACGGCAGTGGCACTATTAAACACAGTTACATTAACTGGTGTGTTGACTTTGCACGTAGACAAGGTATTGCAGACAAGCAAGCAATAGAAGACACCTTAAGAAATACACAAGTGCAACTAGTCTATAGAACAGGCGGCTTTACAGATAAACAGTTCTTAAAAGTGTTTACAGAAAAATCATCACCTAACACACTTAACGCAAACTTACTATTACCTGATGAAAGTTACGAAGTTGTTTTATATAATAACGAACCATTTGATGAAGTTACATATAGTTCGGTTATTGTACAGAAAGTAGCAGGCGGTTATGCTGTATACGGTAACTCAAAAGAACAGTTATACTTTAAGATATTCCAGTCAGTTCCAAACGGAAACTACAAAAATATTGTAGTAGGCGATAGCAATGTTAGGACAAGTCTTGATTTCTCAAGCAAAGAAGTATTAGTGCCATACGGTTACACATTTACAGATAAAGGTTTATTGGTAGACTTCTTAGTAAGCTACGGTGAATGGTTACAAAGCAAAGGCTTTATATTTGAAGACAGAGAGAATGGCTATTTACTAAATTGGGGACAAATGGTTACTGAGTTCTTATATTGGAATCAACAAGGTTGGCAAGAAGGTGCGATCATTAATCTTAATCCAGCGGCAAGAGAACTTAAAATTTCAAGACCAGGTGCAGTGGCAACTCCTATACTAGGTAAACGTGCAGATGAATTTGTACTAAATCAAAATTTACGTCCTATACTAAAAGAAAACCTTGTATGGAATAGAATCGATAATGACTTAACTATTAAAACAATAGATGAAAACTCAATTGGTTTTGTTAAGATTAAATTTACAAGCTATGAACACGCACTAGTATTTGACAACACTAGTATCTTTAATGACTTAATGTACGATCCAGCAACAGGTGCTAGACAACAACGTTTGAGACTAATTGGCACAATGTCAGATAATTGGGACGGGACTGTTAATGCGCCAGGCTTTATTATGAATCAGCCTAATGTTGAAGACTGGAAAGAAAACAGCCAATATGCAAAAGGTGACATTGTTAAATATAAAAACAAATATTATGCAAGCCTTAAACGTTTAACACCAACAGCAGTGTTTAACTTTGCTAACTGGGCAGAAACAGAATACGAATCAGTCAAGACAGGCCTAATACCTAACCTAGCATTAAAAGCACAACAGAGTGAACAGTTCTACGATCTAAGTGAAGCAAACTTAGAGTCAGACGCAGATCTATTAGGATTTGGTCTTATTGGATTCCGACCAAGAAACTACATGCAAGGACTCACACTTGATGACGTAAGCCAAACAAATGTTTATAAAAACTTTATTGGTAATAAAGGTAGTACGCAGTCATTAGACTTATTTAAATCAGCTAAACTTGACAAAGAGCTTACTGACTATAATATATTTGAAAACTGGGCAGTACGTTCAGGAGTTTATGGTGCTAGCTCAAACAGAAGCTATGTTGAAACACAATTAGACAGTGACAAGTTAACTGGTAATCCTGCAACAATAAAAATTACAGATTCAGTTAACGGAACCACAGTTAATCAAACTATCAGAACTGCTGAAATTTACAAATCAAACTACAAAGTCACAACAGAGGACATACTACCAACAGTTGATTATCAGAACGTTGAGAACTCATTGCCGTCGGCAGGTTTTGTAAATGTTGATGATGTTGATATTAAAATATTCCAGCTAAATGATTTAACTGAGATTATAGATAATATAACTAAGATTGCTGAAGGTACTAAGA